CTCAGCAGATTCAGCTCACGGTTCACGGTCCCCGGGGCTACGTTCGCCAGCCGCCGATCGCGGTAATCCGCGATGTCGCCGCGGCGCACATCCCGGATCGGGATCTCAGCCAAGGGGTCCCGCCCGATCGCAGCCAGCCGCAGTTCTTCCCAGCGCGCGCCTCGCTTGCTCGGCGAGACCGTCCGTGCATACTTGTCGAGAACGTCAGCCACGGTGCCGCCGGCGGAAACGCCCAGCGTGCCGGCCCGAATCTGCGTCTCAATGTCCGCCGCCCAGGCCTTGGCCGCCGTCTTGCTCTCGTACGTTGCGGACCTGTAGACGCCCTGCATTCGGACCTCTGCCCGCCACCCGCCCGCGCGCTTTCTGAATGTGGCCACTCCCCACCCCTGGCGTAATTTTGGCGTAATTGGAAACGGAATACTGGGGAATGCTAGGGAATAACGGGGGAGACTGGAAGGGCTGGGAGCGCATTGAATGCGGGGCTTTCCGAACTTTAGGGAGTAATGGGGAGCATTGGAGAATATGCCTTAGATTCCTCTTTCCGGCACCACTTCCGCCTTCATATTCAAGCACTTACAGAGCATCGGGCGTAAATCAGGCGTAACGGCCCCGGGTTTCGCGCTGCTCTCCGTGTCTTTATACTGTCCGCATGTCCAGCATCTCCCTCACCATCAAACAGCAGTGGGCCGGCTGCCTCGTCGTCCACCCGTGGAGCCGTGCCCAGATCGGCGTGCGGCGCAAAGGCGGCGGTCTGCGGTACGTGCCGTTCGGCGGCCTGCTGCACAAATCCTGGCTCCCCCTGTGGGTCACGCCCGTGGCCCTGGCGGTCACCGACTGGAACTACTCTGACGCCCACCAGTCCGACCAGCGGCACATCATGTCCGGGTTCGTGGTCGGCGCCCTGATTGAGCAGCGGGCCTTCGTCGTGCTCTATGACGGACGCCCGAAAGAGGTCTGAGCGTACGCCACCTGTCCGTTCCGGCCTACAGACAGCCCGGAGCGGCCGCCCTACCCTGGCATTGTCCGCCGTCGGCAGGGAGGCCAGCGACCAGAGGTCAGCGTTACTCGGCGGGCTCCTCCGGCACGATCCTCACCAGCCCCTCCGGCTGCTCCGTGCCGATGATCGCGTTATCGCACCATGCCTGCACGTCAGCCTCTGCGGGCGGCTCCCGGTCATATTCCTCAGCCAGGGCGGTGAGTGCTGCCAGTGCCTGTTCAGGATCGTCTAATGCGGATAGATAGTCCTGCCGAATCAACGTGTTCGCCATGTAATGGGTCGCCGGGGCCTCGCCGGTCGGGCTCAGCGCACACGCTCCGAATGTGCTGGCTCCACCGGTATCGGGGTCGAATACGTGAGCCAGTCGATTAGCCGCATCAACATGCTCGGTGGGTATCGTTAGTATTGCTCGTGTCCAGTTGCTCATGATTCGATCCCCGCTTTAGCGTTGAGATAAGCTGTAACGTTCAGGGCTTCCTGCTCCGTGAACTCACCCTCGCGCACAATCACGCCGTAATTCGTTTCGTCCATAACGAACTCACCGCCGGATAGGTCGACCGGATATGTAATCTCGGTTCCCGTTGATTTAGCGATAGCAACCGTCGCGTTAGTGATGCCGGGGATTGTAGCGACTAGCTGATCGTCGTCACCGTCGAACTCTAGCCAGTGCAATGTGCCGTCAGTGCGGTATGTGGGTTTCGCTGCCGTGGTGTCTTGCACGGCGTGATTACCGGGGAGTTCTCGGACTGAAATATTATCCAACGTATACGAACCGGTACTGGTCGCTCTAAACCAGAGACCCAAACCACCTAATTCTGTCTTAATGTACCCGGTTTTACGGCCTTCTTGCGGAAACGGCAGATAGTTGGGATTAATATAACTCGAGCCTTCGCCATTCCTGACTAATAAACGATAAATGTCTACATCGCCTTCCATATCAAAACTTACCTTCACCCACCCGTCAGCTAGAATAGAGGGCGAATATAGACGTGCAGCCTCACTTGTGTAAGTCAGACGCGCCCTGCCGTCGTCGTAAGTGGCGCCGGAAGTGTCCTCCCACCAGCTTAAGTCATCATCAAACGTACCGTTGACTACTAACTCAGGGCCTAGCTCTAACCCAAGATGTTTGTCTAGGGCCATGCCCGCAGGGTCGCTATCAGCATCTACAGGGTCAGTTCCCGTAGATTCCTCAAAAAGAGTCGCTAGGTCGCTGGGGTCGTACCATGCGCCTTGCTGGCCTTCGGAGAACAGGGTGAGGGGGTCGAACGCCGACGACTGGCGGACAAGCGGGCGCGTGATGGGCCGCGTAATGCCTCGGGTGATCGGTCTCGTCAGCATTTACATCTCCGAGAGATAGACCTGCAAGTCGGCACCGGTGGCGCCGTCCAGGGATGCCGTGACCGTCCAGCCGGCAGCGAGCGAAACCACGGTCGCCGGCGGGGCGCTGGTGAACGTCAGCTCGTCGGTGAGCACGGCCTCACCAGCGGGGTCGGTCAGGGTCAGAGCGAGCGTGCCGCCGCCCAGTGCGGCGTCGGAGTTGACGGAAAGCATGTGGTCGCCGGACTTGCCAACCTTGAACTTGCCGACCGAGGCCGGGGATGCTGCGCTATCGAAAATTTTCATGGTGGTTGCCTCAGATGTTGTAGGTAATCGATACGTGGGCAGGGAAGGTGGTCCTAGCGGTCGCAAAATTGACTATAAAATCGCCGCTCTCCGCCACGGCCACCTCCACATATCCCACGCCCCCCGTGGGGCGCATGGACGCCGGCACCGCTGCGGAGGCCACGCCGACTGTTGTGTTACTGGAGAATTCCGGCAACGCACCTGTTGTCGACAACGTCACCTGATTGCCGATTTTGACGCACGTCAGCGTCCCGGATGCGAAGTCGCCGCCGGTCAACGACAGTGCGACGGGGACGATGGAGTAACTGGGGATAGGCGTTGTCTCGTAGCCGTCTTCTTCCGCGTTCACAACGAGGCCGCGACCGGCGTCTCCGGGCTGAATCGTGGGCAGGTTCAGGCTGGCGGCGGCGGCGGCCGTGGCCTGGGCGTCTTGGCCTGTGGCCACCCGGTCAGCGGAGGTTTGCTGGGCGTTCTGGGTTGCTGTCGTGGCGGCCTGCTGCGCCGCCACAACCAGCGCCTCTAGCTCAGCGACTGCTTCCGAGCCCTTGATCGGTTTGTATTGCTCGCCATCCCAGTAGACATGCACATCCTCGTCGATCACCAGCATGGGGATCTGAAACGGCTCGATGTAGATCCAGGCGCCTGACAGGTACATGGCCACCTTGTTGCTATGGCCTCCCCATTCGCCGAAGGGGTTGGCCGGCACGATATATCGGTCACCTTCATCGGGATCGACGGGCGGCGTATCGACAGACCGGCTCAGCACCGAGCCTTTGGCAAGGTAGCCAAGCACCACCAGATTGGTGTTCATGCCGCCGGACCAGCCGTCCTCGCGTTCCTGCCAGCCGTAGGTGATGTTCGTTCCGGGTATTTGAATCGCGGGCATGGTGGGTCCTCAGATGTGGATGCCGATCAGGACAGCGTAGTTCTTGGGGCGGGTCTCGTCGGGGTCGGTGTTGACCACGCGAGAGGCATCAAAATCGAATTCGTACCGCTGATCTTCGGTGCTCAGGTCAAAGCCCTGGCCGTTCGAGAGCCCCGTTTCGGAAAATGCCCCCGTGGCCTCTATGCCCTGGGCGTTATAGACGGTGACGGGGCCAAATTTCCCCTCAATGTTCTCAATGGCGTGATCCTGGAACTCGCCGGCATCGCGGTCGCCGGACTGGTCCCAAGCTCGGAAGAACGGCTCGCTGGTGATCAGGTCAGGCATCCGGAACGTGGTTGTTTCGTTGCCGCTGGAATAGCACCCCTTGCGGGAGGACCACTGTGCCTCGGTCACGACCTCACAATGAGCCTGCACCCAGGCCCACAGGCCCGGGTAATCCGCTCGATTGCGCAGCATGCCATCGGGCGCGGTGTATGCCTGAGGCAACGAAATAGCCCCGGGAAACTCGCATTTGGTGCCCGTCAGATCACCCCAGGCCGCGCGGTCCAGCAATTCCGGCCGGTCCTCGAACTCAGTGGCTGCAAGGCCCTTTTGCAGCTGCACCTCACCCGCTGACATGTTGCAGTTGCTCACCACGCCGCAGTCGAACGAGACCACCACCACCACGCCGGTGGACAAGTCGCCCGGACCCTCAATGGGCATCTCCAGCTTGGTTGGCAGATTGTTGGCTACGGAGACCGGAGCGCTGGCGGAAATGGTCACCAGGTCGCCGTCGAAATCGTTCTCCGTGAGCAGCTTGTAGACCGTCAGGTACACGTTCATGGGGCCGCCGGAGTTTTGCAGCACCTTGGCCTGCAGGGTGATGTCCTTGCCGGATATGGCTGCACCGTCGCCAGCAGGCATCCGCCACTGAATCTCGGCCACCGCTTCGCTGCTGGAGGCCGACACATTGAACAGCTCGGCGGAGCTGCCCGTGGTCGGGAATGCATTGTCCAGGTTTCGGCGGAACTGCCCCGCCGTGACGGACGGCACACGGGCCCATACTCCCGACAGTTCCCCCAGGGCCCAATCGGCCTCGATGTCCGCCGGCACCCCGGAGGCAGCCTTGCATGACCCGTTGGTCAGCAGATTCACGGTCCCGGTGGTGTTCAGGTTCTCCACAGCGGATTCCAGCGCCGCCACCCTGGACTCCAGGTTGCTGATGTTGTTCGCCACGCCGCCCCGGGACCACTGGAACGCGCCGTCCGCGTCATACACGCGCAGCTTGTAATCCTGGTTTGGCGTCAGGTCGAAGTCTGGCAGCAAGCCATAAGCATCGGCGTACACCACATTGCCCAGGGAGACCGTCAGGTCTGACCCGGCGGCAAATACGTTCCGAGGCGAATCCGTCTCGTCGTCAAAAAACTCCATCCGGCCCCCGGGCAGCATTTCCCCGCGCTTGTCGCGCAGGTGATAGCTGTTGACCGGGTTGTCGAGGCGTGAGGTCATTTCGGGGTCTCCAGAAACGGAAAAGCCCGCCGGGCGGCGGGCTGTGCTGGTCATATGGTCAGGTGATCAAGTTCACGCTGTGTGGTAGCTTGCTACAAAAACTACAGGATTAAGACATGGATGCCGACTGGTACGGAGCGGGGGCAAAAATCACCTTCTGGCCCGTGTTTCTTGGTACATGGATATATTGCATAGCCACCTACGGATTCCTTCTCGGGGTTGGTCTTGGATGGCTCCCTGCCGCCATTGTTGGCGTTATAGCCGGGCTTTTATGGCCGCTCATCGCTCTGGCGATCGCCGGCATCATTCTGCTGGTGCTGACGAAATAAGGACGGCGGCAATAACTCATTGGGATCTGCCACACTTGAGTGCAAAGCAGGAGACAGAATGGTAAGGCTATTGTTTATCGTCATGCTTTCAGGCCTAATCGGCTGCGCCACAAAATATGAGTCCAGCGCCAGCGTTGCATGGACTCGCGATGACCTGCCGTATTCCGAACAGCAAAGACTCTTCGAGGCCGACCTTGCCATCTGTGAGTCAGAGGGCGTAAAGGTAGCGGCAGGCTCAGGGGGCAACACCGCCATCGCCTATTCATCATACGGCCCCCGAGATCCGGGCGACTTCAGCGAAACATATATGCAGGCGGCGCTCATCAACTCCATGAATGCCCAAACCGCCATGCAAGCCCGCGTCATGCAAACCACCATTCGAGGGTGCATGTATGAGCGCGGCTGGCACCAAATAACGGAACGCCGCACCGCCTGGGAGAATTGCATCAATGCGAACTGGCCCTCTGGGGACAGCGGCATGTCCGCCGTGGTGACCGCCTCTGCTGCCGGGAAGTGTGATAGATATTCGCATCCCGGCGAATCCAGCATTGGGGAGTCGCAAGCAAAATGAGCCCCGCTCTCCAACAGATAGTCTTCTATACCTGCATACTTGCCATTTGCTATATGGTCTGGGGGTCCCCTGCCATCGTGCAGGGCCTGGTCACGCTAGCGGCCATTGGCATCCTCGGCGTCGCTATCAAACTGATCACCAACTGGTGGTATGGACCCGATCCCTTCCCCAGCCGAGGCGCCGACCGCAGAGATAATATTCGCAGCGAATGAGGCGTCCTTGGCCAGCTTGTCCCCGACCTGGCCGGCTGACTGCCAGTTCACGCCATCCCTGAGCAACAGCCCTGTCAACTCATCAATGCTGCGATCTCTTTTGGGTACGCTCCGCAGATACGCTGCGGCAACCGCCCTCCCGTCCTTGCCTGCTCTTGTGAGGGCCTCGGCCAGCCCTGCATTTTGCCGAGTAATGCGCTCAGCCTGTTGCCGCGCGAGGGTGCCCAGCGCTGGAACCGCCATGGCGCCCGGGGTGCCACCGATGGCGGCGCCACCGCCAATCCCCAGCGTCGCCAATAGCATGCTGCTCGACTGATCGGTGCTGAATCCCAGCTTCCCCATCGCTCGCAACACATTCTCTGGCTTTCCGCCCTGCACAACCTTCCGAATTGCGTCTTTCTCCTCGCCTGTAAACCCGCGCATTTTGCGGGGGTTATTCAGAAGCGAGCGGAACTGGACCCTGAGGCCATTCTCGAACCCGCTTGCTTGGTTTTGAGCCTTATCCACTGCCTGACTCAGCATTTCGGATTTTTTTGCTCGCCCCCAAAGGCTGCGCGCCTCTTTAAGCTTGCCGGCGACCTCGGCACCGTTATCAACACCCTTGACCGCTCCGGCCGGCACGTTTTCGATGAAGTTGTCCACCTCATCCACCAGCATGGCACCCAGGCGCGCCTCGGCCGGCTCGTTGCTCTGGGCGGCGCTTTGGGCAATCTTCCGAAGCGTCTGCATTTCCGTGAGTGTTGGGGATTTCTTGGCGGTATCCATAAAACCTTTGAGGGCGCCAGACACCTTGGGATGAATCTGAGGATGAAACCCCTCACTCTTCATGCGATTGATCACACGCTGGCCCAGCCGGCCAACTGCGGGCTGATCGATGCTCACGCCCATGTTGTCGAGTTCCGCATAGATGTCTCGCGAGGCGCCCTTGAGCGCATCTGTCGAGGGGGCGGCAGCCTGAAGCTGCTTGTTTACCGCCCGTCGCTCTAAGCCCCTGGCGACAGTCCCGCCAATCTTCGATCCAACGACCTGCCCGGCCCCGCCGCCCACTGCTGCAGCGGCCACCTCAGCGGGATTAATATTGCCCACCGACACTTCGCTGGTGCCGCCCAGGGCTTGGTTTCCGAGGTCCATCAAGCCCTGCGTTGCTCCAGATGCAGCACCAACCCGGGCGCCTTGCATCGCAAGGCTTCCGGCGCCGGCCACTCTGCCGGCTGGCAAGAACGACAGCACATTACCGGCGAATTTAATGGCGTCACGACTATCCAGGCCGGGCTCGTTTAGATAACCGCGCGTGCCACCAATAGCTCGGGCGTCAACTATGAAATTGCCCTCTTCGTCTTTATCGAAGGCAACCCCCGGGAATTCTTGGGCGATGATGCGCATTTGTCTATCGGGATCATTGGTGCTCATCAGACCTGCGGCTACCTTGAACCGCCCGGCGGCGGTGCTATCACCTTCAAGCTCATTGGGCACCTGGAAGCCCCCGATGTCTCCAAATTGCTCTGGCCGCAACTGCCGCTTTTCTGCAGTCGTGCCCGCTTCGGATGGCTCTTGCTGCTCGCGCTGCATGCGTCGGTACTCAGCGCCGAGGCGGCGTACATCCTCTGCGTTGCCCGCCTTGTCCGCTGCGCGAATCCCGCGCTCAAGCTGCTCCAGCGTAGCCATTATTCAACTCCATACTTGGTTAGAATGTCGTCCACGCCGGACCCGCCCCCGCCGCCACGTCCGCGCTGCAAGTCCATCCACTCGGCGACCGAGTTGCCGGGCCGGCCCAAGAACGTCGCCGCCTCTTGGAGGTAGTTCGCCAGCTTCTCTTGGGAGGCTTTTTTACGCTGGAGCCAACTTTTAAGTTCGGGGCCATCCAGGTTTTCAGGCAGGGCAGTGCTGAGAGCAAATCTCAGCTCGGCCTCAGAGAGCGCCCCAAACGTGGTGCTGTTAATGACGTCCAGGCCCATGCGTCCTTGCAGATTGTCCAGCTGGACGGAGGCGCTTCGAATGCTGGGCAGCCTGGACATGACTGGGCCTGTTCCCGCCCCCTCATCGATCAAGCGAATGGCCTCATCAATGTTTGCAATGCTGCCTTTGACGTTACCCAACTGATCGAACATTTGCCCGGATTGCTCAATTGCTTGCTTTCCGGCGGCCTTGGAGCCCTCTGCTGCCCCGCCGAGATTTATATCTGCGCCAAGAGTGCCCTCCCGTCGCGCCCCGTAGATATTCCGTTGGTTGCTGACCTGGTAATCGCGGGCGGCACGCACAGCGTCTGCAGCCGCCTGACCCGACAACACCTCACCGGTTGGTGACCACACCCTTGGGCCAGCCTCGGTAGATTGGATAATAGTGCCGTCCTCGAGGATCTTCTGCGCACCAACATTGGGCCCCTCATCCTCCAGACCCATGGACGCCATGGCCGCGATATTCCGGTAGGCGTTCGGATCGAACTGCTCCGGCAGCACCGCATCCTCGGGGTCCATTTCGATGGCGCGCTGGCGAGCCGCTGCCCACCGCTGATTCTGCTGCTCCGGCGGCAGCTGATCGAAATCAGAGCCAAGCGTGCGGAGAAACAGCTGCGATTCATAGGCCGCCTGCTGCCGGTCGGCATCCGCCAGCTTCATGTCGCCCATCTGGGTCTGCTGCTGGGTTTGCTGGACCTGATCGCCCATGGTCAGCTCGGCAAGCCGGTTCTGCTGCCCCTGGGCCTCATTGCGCAGCTGGGCGCCTTCCACCTTCAGAGGGGCCATCATTTCCAGCAACTCGTTACGCTGGCGCTGGCCCTGAATCTGGGCCGCGTCGCCGTAGACCTGCCCCAGGTCGATCATTCGCATTTGAGCCATGGTTTATCCGCCTCCGCCGCCGCCGAGCATGCTGTACAGCAGGGCATTGCTGGCGAACTGATTGCCGATGCTGCCCAGCTGGTTGTAGTAGTTGCCTTGGTTCTGGCCCTGCTGCATGTACAGGTTCGCCAGGTTATTGGTGCTTTGAGCCTGCTGGCCGACCTGGCCGCTCACCGAGTTGAAGCCCATCTGCATCAGGTTGGCGAGCTGGTTCTGCTGGTTGTTGTAGGCGTTCATGTCCCGGCTGTAGGCCGCCTGCCCCTCCTGCGAGGCCATGCCCTGGGCGTAGCCGGTGAGGTCTTTCAGGGTGGCGCCTGACAGCAGATTGCCGCGAGCCGCCGCGCTGTTCTCCAGCGTGTTCTGGCCCTGCTCCAGGCGGAACTGATAGCCCGGATCGTCAGTCAGGGTGGCTAGGGTGTTGGCGTAGGTGGGCTGGTTGCCGATGTTGCCCTGGTAGTCGGTCAGGGCCTGCTCGCCGGCCTCGCGGTACGGGCGGTACAGGTTCGACGCGCGGCGCATCTGCTCATACTGCAGGGCGATGGCGCGCTTGCTGGCGGCCTCTTGTGCGTCGGCGCCTTTGCCTGCGCCCCACACCGAGGCGCCCGCACCAACGCCGGCTGCTACCAATCCAATCATGATCGTATCCTCACGGGGTTTCGAGGGCCTGAACGCGCTGTTCCAGGTCCTCAATGGCGGTCTGCTGATCCTTGATGGCCCGCTGCTGCTGGTTCACCAGGGCGGTGAGGGTGGCAACGAACTCAAACCAAACGGGGTCCATGTAGGCGTCCGGCTGGCTCTCCACCAGGGGCGCCCGCTGGTCGGGGTTTTCAAGAGACATCGGCGTTCAGGCCTATCACGGTGAAGGGTTTTGCCTGGGTGACCCGGAAACGGGCCGCCACTTGGCGGAACTGGCCCAGGCGGCGCCAGATCACCCGGGCGTCGTACTTGCCGACCTGCTGAAGGTCGCGCCACTTCTCTTCGCCCCAGGTGTAGCCGTTGTCCCGGGAAAGCCGCAGCATCACGTGGCTTTTCACGACCGGCGAGTCGTCGTAATTCACCAGGGGCTGGCCGATGGGCTCCCCGGCGGTCATGTGGTCGGGCACGCCCCCCGGGTACGGCGGGAGCGGCTTGATGTCGCCCACACCGGTACGGCAGATCAGCTCCATGCGTGTCAGTCGGCGCCGCTCATGGCGGGCCGGATCGGTGATGTGGGGCGTGGTGAACTCGGAGAAGTCCGGCGCCTGAGCGTGCGTCAGCTCCCACACAATCCCGGCCTGGGCGTCACCCACCAGGGTCTTACCGAACGCCACGGCACTGAATGAGGCCCGGTGCCGGCCCTCCGCCTCATCGACCCCGCTGCGCTTCTCGAACCAGATCGGCTCGCCGAGGCGCTGGGATTCGGTCAGGTCGTAGCAGAACGTCCGGTCGTAGGCTGGGCTGCTCACCTCGTACACGGCGTGGCCGTCCAGGGTGTAGCAGAAGCCCTCCGCGTCCCGCCATTCGCTTGTGGCGGCCTCCACGTTGGCCGTGCTGATCCGCATCGGCTGGTAACCGGACATCGCCCGGAATGAGCCGTCCGAGGCGTGGTAGAAGATGACGTTGTCCGTCTCGGCCACCGATGCCCGGGACCGCAGGCCCATGCGCTGGCC